CATCCTTTACATTTACTAGCACAGCAGTAAATACCTATGAACTAGATAACAAAAATATACAAAACATTTTAACTATGCACTGGCAAGATATTGGTTCTAGCCGTGAATGGATTCGCATTAAGCGTTGGGACTTTGACGCTTTTCCAGATACTGATACCTGGGGCGCAGGAGCGCAAACAGTAACTATTGGAGATGCTATTGCATCTGGCCGTAAAGTAAAGGTTGTTTACGCTACAGCACCTAGCACTTTATCTACATCCTCTACCGATTCTTTTAACACACAAACTGGATTACCAGAGTCTTGCCGAGACATTGTAATCCTTGGTGCTTCATACCGCTTAATTGCATACCTAGACCCAGCCCGTACTGGTGTACAGTCACCACAGGCTGACGAGACAGACAACAAGCGTACCTTTGGCTCAGCAACAAATGCATACCGCCAACTCTTTGCTCTTTACAACCAGCGTCTATCTGAAGAAACGCTGTCGCAACAACAACAGTATCCGCCACGAGTTCACTTCAGCCGATAGGAAGATTGAATGACAACTAGAAAATACTCATCCCGCTCACAGCAAACAACATTAACTGGAACAGTTAACCCAGGTGATTCCACAATTAACGTTGTATCAGGTAGTGCATTGCTTGGTGGTGTCACCCTTTCAGCGGGTGAAACATTCACTATTGTTATCAATCCAGATACTGCGCTTGAAGAAATTGTAGATATTTACTCTGCTGTTGGAAATCCCGTATCTGGAAACATCCTTACAATTCAACGCAATATTGATGGTTCAACTGCACAGTCTCACTCAGCAGGTGCTGTAGTTCGACATATGGCAATTGGCCGTGACTATCGTGAGGCTAATACCCACATTGAATCATCTACTTCCGTTCACGGTGTTACTGGTTCAGTTGTTGGAACAACCGATACTCAAACCCTTACTAACAAAACTCTAACAAGCCCAACATTAAACACACCTACAATTGATGGTCTATCTGTCCAAGAAAAAGTTGAAGATATTGTTGGAGCAATGGTATCTAGCAATACTGAATCTGGTATTGCAGTCACCTATGATGATGCTACTGGCAAGTTAAACTTTGATGTTAATGACCCAACCATCACTCTTTCAGGTGATGTGACTGGTTCTGCAACAATGACCAACCTTGGTAATACAACAATTACCACAACTATTTCTGCTGGAACAATCGTAGACGCTGATGTCAACGCTGCTGCAGCAATTGCCAAGACTAAGATTTCTGGAACTGCTATCACAGCAGCAGATACAGGTACAGTAACAAGTACTATGATTGCTGATGGTACAATTGTGAATGCAGATATTAACTCTGCTGCTGCAATTGATAAGACCAAGATTTCAGGCACAGCAGTTACACTATCTGATGTTGGTACAGTTACTGGCACAATGATTGCCAGCGATACAATTGTTAACGCTGATATCAACTCATCTGCACAGATTGCCTATAGCAAGTTAAACCAGACTAACTCAATTGTTGATGCTGATATCAATGCATCTGCTGCAATTGCTTGGACAAAGATTGCTCCATCATCTACTGTATCTGCCACAGAACTTGGCTACTTAGATGGTGTTACCTCTGCAGTTCAGACTCAGTTAGATTCTAAGTTAGCCACATCTACAGCAGCATCTACTTATGCTCCATTGGCTAGCCCAGCATTGACTGGTATACCTACTGCTCCTACTGCTACCGCTGGAACTAATACCACTCAGGTAGCAACAACAGCATTCGTAGGAACTGCAGTATCTAATCTTGTAGCCTCTGCACCTGCTGCCCTTGACACTCTTAATGAGTTGGCTGCATCTCTTGGTAACGATGCTAACTTTGCAACCACAGTAACCAATAACCTAGCAACTAAGTTGCCACTGGCAGGTGGCACAATGTCTGGTGCTATTGCTATGGGTACTAACAAAATTACAGGTCTTGGCGACCCAACATCTGCACAGGATGCTGTTACAAAAAATTATCTTGATAACGTAGTTCTTGCACCATCTAACTTGACTGGTCCAATCACATCTGTTGGGAATGTAACTAGCGTTGCTTCTCAGACTGGTACTGGTTCAACATTTGTAATGAATACCAGCCCAACATTGGTAACTCCTGTACTTGGCGTAGCAACTGCTACCTCAATTAATGGTACAACAATCCCAACATCTAAGACTTTAGTTGCAACTGACTCAACTGCTTATGTAGTTCCTTCTCAGACTGGCAACTCAGGTAAGTTCTTGACAACTAATGGAACAACATCGTCTTGGTCAACAACAGTACTTGGTACATTTGTTAGCAACTCAGCAGGAAGTGATGCAGACTCTGCTCGCAACATTTCGCTGCAAATTGACGGTACTACTTATGGTCGCATTCTAGTACCTACTGGTAGCGGTGGAGCAATGGCGTTCTGGACTGGTGCAACACCAGTAGAGCGTATGCAAATAAACGCATCTGGCAATCTTTCAATTGGTATAGGTTCTTCAAGTAACCGAGTCATATCTATTGGTAAGACGATTACAGGAAATGTTACCTCTTACGGAATATTAAATTTAGGTGCAGTCCAATCAGATGTAACAACCAGCGCTGCTTATTATGCTACTTCGGGTGGAACTCAAGCAACAGCATTTACGTTAGGACAACTGAATCACTTTTACGCAATCCAAGGAACTATCGGTGCTGGCTCTACTGTTACTAATCAAATGGGTTACAATGTTGATGCATCTTTAATTGGTGCAACAAACAACTTTGGTTTTTATGGGCAAGTACCAGCAGGAACAAATCGTTGGAATATCTATATGGTGGGCGCGGCTGCAAATTACTTTAACGGTCAAACAAGTATTGGCACAACAGTACTTACGCTCGGCTCAGGTTCAGTTGACCATCAACTAGGAGTTTTATCAACAGCAGCAGCAAGAATTGGTATGGTCATCCGTGGTGCTTCTGCACAGACTGGTGACTTGTTGCAGGTACAAGATAATGCTGCAACTGTCTTAACTAGAATAGATTCATCTGGCAGAATTGGTATTGGAACTGGTCCAGCAACTGAGTTAGATATTGCAAAAGCAGATGGTTCTTCAATCCGAGTCAGGGCAACAACTAATGCAGTTGATGCTCGCTTAAATACAATTGGATTAACATCCAATGTTGGTCAAATTGGAACTTGGTCTAACCACGCATTAGTAATTAGAACCAATGACACAGAACGTATGCGTATTGACGCATCAGGTAACACAACCATCAATGCTATTGCAGATGCTACTACAACTACTGCTGCCCGTGGTGGTGGTTATATGGGTATTCCGCAGAGCGCTGCTGCTGGCAGCGGTGCATACACCGTTGTTGCTGGAGATGCTGGTGAGCATATCTATACAACTACAACTCGTACAGTTACAATCCCAGCAAATGCTTCAGTTGCATTCCCAGTAGGTACAGTACTTTCCTTTATCTCTGGCGTAGGTGCTACTACAACTATTGCAATCACATCAGATACAATGTACCTAGCAGGTGCTGGAACTACTGGTTCTCGTACCCTTGCTGCTCACGGTATGGCGACTGCTGTTAAGGTTGCTTCAACTACTTGGTATATCTCAGGAAATGGACTTTCTTAATGAGTGGTGTTTTAGGCGGTCTTATTGCTGGCTTAGGCAAAGGAGCACCTGCAGCCCCAACAGGGGTAACAGCAACTGATGTTGGTACTGGTCGTGCCTATAATGATGGTGCTGCAACTGTTTCATTTACCGCAGGTGCTGGACCTGCAGCAACTTCGTATACTGCAACATCTAGCCCTGGTGGATTTACAGCAACTGGTGCATCATCACCACTAACTGTTACAGGTTTGCAATCAGGTGTTGCTTATACATTTACTGTTACGGCAACAAATGCTGTTGGCACATCACCTGCATCTTCTGCTTCTGGAAGCATGACTGCTACTACAGTTCCACAGGCTCCTACTATTGGAACAGCAACTTGTGCAAGTAATCAAGCATTTAGTTCAACTGCAAATATAAGTATTCCATTTACTGCTAATGCAACTGGCGGTAAAACAATTACTAACTTTACTGTAACTCCATCAAGTGGTGTTGCTGCTAATACAGCAACAAGTCCTGCAACTATTGCACAACTAACAGGAAGTTCTTATACTTATACAGTTACAGCAACTAATGCTAACGGAACTTCAACTGCATCAAGTACAAGTAACTCTGTACTAGCAGCAACTGTTCCGCAAGCACCTACTATTGGTACTGCAACTGCTGGTAATACAACTGCTTCTGTTACATTTTTTGCTAATGGAACAGGTGGTTCGCCAATTTTATCTTATGGTGCTGCATCAACTCCTTCTGGTGGAAGTGGTGGCGCAGTATCATCTCCTATTACTGTAACTGGTTTGACCAATGGAACTGCTTATACAATTCAAGTTCTTGCTGCAAATGCTTATGGTAGTTCTGCTTTATCTGCTGCATCTAACTCTGTAACTCCAGTACCTCCACTTGCAGTTACAGGTGGAACTCTTACATCAGATGCTACTTATTACTACCGTACATTTACTGCTAATGGCACACTTGCTGTTACTGGTGGAACATTAGTTGCTGATTATTTGGTTATTGGTGGTGGCGGAGCAGGTGGCGCTTCTGTACAAGGTGCGAGTGCTGCTCGTTCAGGCGGTGGTGGAGGTGCGGGAGGTGTTGTTTATTTAACTTCACAATCACTAAATACCTCTTATGCTGTAACGATTGGTGCAGGTGGAACACCTAGCACAACTAACACTATTGGACAAAAGGGTGTAAATACAAGTGCCTTTGGACAAGTCGGTGGCGGCGGTGGTGGTGGTGCTTTTGGTGGTACTAACAGTTATGGTGATGGTGGTTCATCAGGTGGCGGTGCAGGTACATATAACGCCAATCTAGATACTTATGTGCACTCTGTAAGTCTTGCAGTTAGCGGTACAGGTGCTGGAAATCTTGGCGGTAGCGGTTATTCTGGTACTTCCTCTCCAGCAGGTGGCGGCGGTGGTGGCGTTGGTGGCGTTGGCGGTGCAGTAAATAACACTACTGGTGGAGCAGGTGGCGCTGGCGGTACTTACTTTGGCGTTGCTTATGCAGGCGGTGGCGGTGGAGGTGCTAGTAATGCTGGCACTGCTTCTGCTTCAGGTGGTAGTGGTGGCGGAGGATTCGGTGGTGGGTCTTCAGGACAAGGAGCAGCAGGTGCTGCAAATAAAGGTGCTGGCGGTGGTGGTAATTATCAATCCAGCAGCCTTGCAGGTGGCGCTGGCGGTTCAGGAGTTGTTGTAGTTCGTTATACAAGAAGTCAGGTAGGTGGATAATGGCACATTGGGCAGAGATTGATGAAAACAGTATTGTTCTTCGCGTACTTGTAGGTTCTAATGATGAACCAGATGAAGGTTATCAATGGTTAATTGACAATCTTGGTGGTACTTGGATTAAAACTTCCTACAATACTTTTGGTGGAGTACACGCATTTGGCGGTGAACCACTGCGTAAAAATTACGCAGGTGCTGGTATGATTTATGACCCAATAAGAGATGCCTTTATTCCTCCTAAACCAGAAGAAGAAGGCAATTGGGTACTAGATGAAAATACTTGCCAATGGATAGAAATAACTGATACAATTGAAACAACTCAGCCTGACGAGGCTGACTTAACAGAAGGACAAAACTAATGTCAATTGACTACGCATCACTACTAACAGATGAGCAAAAGCGCAACATCCTAACTCAGCGAGTATCACAGTTTGCTGCTGAGGCATACCAGCACTCACTCAACAAGACTACTTGTGAGTCACTGGATGATGCAGATGGAGTTGCTAACGCTGACAAGGCTCTTGCAATTCTTGAGGCTGCAATTACAACTCATCAAGCAGAACTTGCAGCATTACCTGTTGAATCTGCTGAATAAATAATAAGTAGCAAGACCACCTGACCAAGTGGATAAACTGGTCATTTATTATTTTCTGACTTAAGGAGTAACGTGGCTAGAGATATTACCGAAGGTCGTAGTAACCGTGCTATTGCCGTAGATGTTGGTGTCGTATCAACTTCAAATATCTGGCAAAATACTGATGTAGCCTATGATGTGGCTGTTGGTGGAATGCCGTTTATTTTAGCCACAAATAATGACCGTCCATATACACGCCGTACTGCTCCTTTTAAGAAGGACCAGTTTGATTCTACTAATGAGCCAGGCGAACAGTCATTGACTGGTTGGTGGATTCGTTCTCAGATGTCATTTCATGGTGGTGCTGGTATTAATTTTTATGACCCTGCAACCAATGATGAGAATGGACATTACCGATTTGCAGATAGCAAGGGCTTAAATGTCTGGACTAAAGGACAAGTAACTCTTCTTAATAACGTTACTCAGGGACATAATACTACTGGCGCATTGCGCGATACTGGTATTTTTGAATCTAATCCACGTCCGTTTCAGTCAATTCGTTCTATTAAATGGAACAACACATCTGGTGTACTTGTATGGGACGAGTATGATGTAGATAAAATTAATACTACTGGAACGGTTACTCACTTTATTGATTATAATGCTGGTGTAGATGCTCCAGTATATGCTATTTGTGATGATGGTACTACTGCATACTGGATTACTAATACTGCTACAAAGAAAACTGTATACAAAAAAGCACTAACTGGTACATCTGCTACAGCAAATACATTTATGTTTGATGAGATTGGAACAATCTCTAATGCAACTATGGAGTATATTAAAGACCGTATTGTAATGTGTGCTGATAACAAGGTGTATGAGTTTGCTGCATCTGCCGTGGCTATGCCAACTGCACTTTATACACACCCAGTAACTAGCCATATCTATACATCAGTAACAGCATCAGGTCCAGCGATTTACATCGCTGGCTACAACGGTATTCAGTCTACTATTCAGAAGTTTACTCTCAGCACAGCAGGTGTAATGCCAACACTTACCTCTGCGGTTGTGGCTGCAGAACTTCCAGTAGGTGAAGTAGTACATAAGATTTACTACTATCTTGGTTACATGATGATTGGGACTAGCAAAGGTGTGCGAGTTGCAGTAGTCAACGACCAAGACGGTTCTATTAATTATGGACCTTTAGTAGTTGAGACAGACCAACCTTGTTATGACTTTGCAGCCCGTGACCACTATGTATGGTGTGCAACTTCAGTTAATGGTGAGCCTGGAGTAATTCGTATTGACCTATCAACAGAGATAGAAACTCTCCGCTTTGCATGGGCAAACGATATTAACTATGACGGAGTGACTGGTCATCAAACAACTGCTTGTGCTTTTGCTAATGGTACTGACCAACTTGCTTTTTGTACTGCCTATGCTTCTGGTGCTAACGGATATGTGTACATGGAAGATGAATCAACACTAAGAACATCTGGTTATTTAACTACAGGTAATATTAGATACGGAACTCTTGAGCCTAAAAACTTCAAGCGCCTTTTAGGGCGCGGTAACTTTACCTATGGTTCTATGTCTTTACAAAGTATTGATTCTAATAATTTTCCTTATGAGCATATTTCATACGACTCTGCTGTTCCTGCTGTTGAAGTTGCAACATCTTCTCCAGCAGAGCCACAAGAGTATCTTGCATATAAGTTTGTTATGTATCGTGATTCTGTAACTACCTCTCTTGGCCCAGTCTTTAAGGGCTATCAAGCAAAGGCAACCATTGCTACACCACGTCAGCGTCTTATTAGTTACTATGTCTACTGCTTTGATGAAGAGACAGATAAGAATAATGTGCGTACTGGTTACTCAGGTAGAGCACATGAGCGCATTTTAGAACTTGAATCAATTGAAGAGTCAGGAGACATCGTTACATGGCAGGATTTGAATACGGGCGAAAGCCGTCAGGTTCAGATTGAAGGAATTAACTTAATAAACGCAACTCCACCAGATAAAAACTCTACAGGTTTTGGTGGCATATTAGAAATTCTGGTGAGGACAGTATAATGAGTACGGCTCAATGGTTAGGCTTAGCAGTATCTGTTTGTACATTAGTGGCAGCGTTTGCTACCTCAGTACGTTGGTTAGTTAAGCACTATTTGTATGAACTTAAGCCTAATTCTGGCAGCAGTCTCAAAGATTCTGTTATTAGATTAGAGGAAAAAGTAGAAATCTTGTATCAAATTATGGTTCAAAAGGGGAGAAATGAGTAATGAAGTCTGTTGTCAAGAGAGCCACACCTGCCGCTATTGCTGTCCTGCGTCAAGCCACAGCGATTTCTCCGCTGCGTTTGAAAGCGTCAGATGGACTTCTGCCGTCGAACGCTCATCTGAAACAGAGTCCAACCAGCGACCATAATACTGGACTTGCAGTTGACCTAACCCACGACCCTAAACATGGCATTGATTGTGCCGATATATTTGAGAAGTTAAAGGAGGATAAGCGTGTTAAGTATCTTATCTTCAAAGGAAAAATCTGGTCAAGAGAAAAGTCCAAGTTGGGAAACAGACGGTACACTGGGAGTAATCCTCACAATAAGCACCTTCATATTTCTATTAACCCCGCTTTTTGTACAGATACTTCTCCGTGGTTCTGGTGGCTAAATCAGCCTAAAATTGTCAATCAAGTGGTAGCATTGGCGCTACCAGTTCCTGCCAAAAAGGCATACAAAACTGAAGTTTGTACCTGCTGCAAATTGCACGGGGCAAAGCAATAAAGGAGATAACAATGGAACAATTTAAGCAAGTAGCACTCACATGGTTCCGTGCTGCAGCATCTGCTGCTCTTGCACTATACCTTGCTGGTGAGACAGACCTTAAGACTCTTGGTGCTGCAGCCCTTGCAGGCTTTGCTGGACCACTACTTAAGTGGCTAGACCCATCTGCAACACAGTTTGGACGTGGTTCAAAGTAACCATTTAAGGGGCTTAGGAGCCCCATAGAGACAAGAAACCCCCAGAACTGGTATCTCTACCAGCGCTGGGGGTCTTTTGTCATTTACGCAGAGAGTTGATTATATCCTCTACCTTAATAAGGTAACCCTTACTAGGGTTCGGAGGTATGTTGCAGGTAATGGCTCTTCCCCTAGCCGTTACTACCTGCTTTAGTACCTCCGTTGGTACCAACAGGGTTGTCCCCTCCAGAACGAAAGCCCAATAACTTGCCTTCGTGCTGGACAATCCTGATAGATACCAATTCTCGTTATTGTGTGACCAGCAAACTGTTTCGATGTATAGGTTGCCAGTCTCTTTCCACTTTAAATCTGTCTTTACTTCTACTGTAGTACCACCAGTTAACAACTGTTGGACTAGTCCTTCTCCTTCTTGACCTACTGCTAGGTCTAAATCGAAGTCAGATAACTTTGCCGTACTCATGTATCTCCCATGCTAGGCCAACTGGTTTAGGTATTATGTTTAACTTCTTACGGATTGCTTGCCTATGTCTAGGTGTAGTTCCTGCCCAAAATCCTTGCACTGTATTTTCTAGTGCATATTGTAGACATTGTGTTTGAACTGGACAACTAGCACAGATTCTTTTAAGAAGGTTTGCTTCTCTGTATCCTGGTTCGCTATCTTCTGCAAACCACATCTCTGTATCTGTGCCACGACAGGCTGGAGTATCTGTCCATACTGGATAGGTCACTAGAACTCCATACCTACATACCAAAATACTAAATCAATGGTAATAAAATGCTTACAGATACAAATACCTAAAGCAAATCCATCTACTCTTCCCCATGAAAACCAATACTTGCCAACTCTTTTGCTTGTCATTCTATCCTCCTGTTGAGTAGAAGCCTGTGCCATTAAACTTGATGGCTGGTGCTGACCATACACGCTGCATAGTTTCACCACAAGTTGGGCAGGCTGGTGGAATATTCTCGTTAATCTCCATTACTTCTGTACAACATTCACATTTAAAATCAAATAGTGGCATTAGAAAGTCTCCTCGTTTTTTGGGTAAGGGAGTGTGACCATTGAGCCACAGTTAGTGCACTCTCCATCAAGGAAATAAAAGCATAGTTCACCTTCGTCAAATGCAACAAGCGCATGAAATACATCCCCTCCACATACGCAAACATCTCCAATAGGTTCTCCTCGCAAGTCCATAGCACGCGAGTAATCCGTTGGATGTAGTAACTCTCTGATTGCTTTGGCAGCATTTTCATTCTCCTGATTCGTCATCATCTACCTCTACTAAATCTTCTTCTTCTGCATATGGCCTATGCCCACCAAGATTTCTGATTAGACTACTGATTGCCCGCTGCACTTTCATGCGGGCACCATCTGGAGTAGTAGATAACTCATCTGCTAACTGGCTCCACTCAACATTTTCTGCTGAGTATTTGATACGAAGCACATTTTGTTTTGCATCTGATAATCTGTAGTAGGCAGTGGCTATATCTGAGCGAAGTACTAACCAGTTATTAGTGTCATTGCTTTCACCTTTAGAGAACTTATAGTTTAAGTCTTTGATTGCTACTGGAATCTCATATGATTCTGCAATGATGGATGGTAGAAAGGCTTCGATAACTGAGGAGTTGTAGTAATACAGGTCAAGAATTTCGTAGCCAATTTTTCTAGCCTTCTCCCGCTCACAGTACTTGATGGCTGCGTTGCGTAGAGACCGTGCTATTAACTTGTCCCTATCTTTCTGTTCTAATTCTGACCACTCTTTGTATTTTTGTGGATGAGAAACAAACCACAGCCATAGTACTTGTTGAATGTCTGATTGCTCAGTCATCTGGTACTTGCGGTGGTACTCAGCAGCAAGGGCTATCACCATTGCCTCGTACTCATCTACATACATTGACTAGTTAACGCCTTCCCACTGTCCTCTTTGTACCAATAGTCCGATTATTGCATAGTTTGCTAGGTCAATGAAGGAATCCTGTATGGATTCGTAGTTGGGCGTGTCGTTGTTTTTGTAGTAAAGATTTTCTAACCGTGCCATCTTGTCATGCATACGGACAAGCAGCCCATTCATTGCTCCGCCTGGAGCGTTAGAGATATTCAACGGCCCATAGTCTGCATGTTTACGTATCATAATAATACGTAGTTCTTTTAGAATATCTTCAAAGTCATTCGGGTCTTTCATTGAGTATCTCCTTTGCCTCTGTATCGAACTTATGCATTGCTTCTGCTACTAGTATTTCTTCAATAGTCTCGTTGCCACTACCTGTGGCTGCTGCCACTATGACTGTGGCAATCATGGTAAGCATCTTGTGTGCCATCTCTTGGTCTTTGAAAAGCATTTCATCTACATCTCGTAGTGCATTAAGTAGGTCTAGACCCTGCTTGTCTGATACTGGCAGTCCAATAATCCGTGGATTATCTCTAATAAAATCCCATACACTATCTTCATTAGGAACTGAGGCACTTGGCGATTCGCTCATTGATAAAATCTACTCCCTCTTTATGCACGATACTGTTGACATCGTGGCCTTCTGGCATCTGAATGATATTAACATTACCCAACTCTTTGCTTATCTTCTTGCCGAACTCTAGCCCTGGTGCATCGCCATCTGCTAGCACGATTACTGTATCAAAGTCATCTAGGATTCTTGTATAGAATGGCTTCCAGTTATTTGCACCTGGAATACCTACTGATGGGTGATTGGTTTTAACGCTGAGTGTAATGCAATCTATTTCACCTTCGGTGACACAGATGTAGTCTGATGCTGTTAGTACTACTTGTGCATTGAACATGCTGGTCTTAGCACCTGGCATACCCATATACTTTGGGTCTGCTCCGTTCATTGCTCTGAATCTGATATCTACCACGCCTGATGGCGTGATGTATGGGATGGCTAGTCTATCTGCATACTGTTCATGACCTGGAAGAGCGTCCTTTACTACTCCCAAATGAAACCGTTGCGCCTCTGCGACCGAGAGATTGCGTGTTGCCAGATAGTCTGTTGCTAAATGAATCTGGCTTGCGTACTGCTGCGCCGCCTGCAAGAGAAATTGCCTGTGCGAATTTGATAGCCTCACGATATGTACCTCCCTCCTTCTGAATAATTAAGTCGTATACATCTCCACCTACACCACAGCCGTGACACTTGAATCTACCTTCATCGAAGTTTAGACCTGCTGATGCATGACTGTCATCGTGGAATGGGCATTTTATTTTGCGCCAACCGCTGCCCTCTGGAGGCACGGTGGCGCCAATGTAGTTAAGATAATCTACAATACTATGCTTGGCTGCTTCCATTCATGGCCTTCTTAATTAAGTCCAGCCATACTTTGGCTGGCATTGTGCAATACCACTCGTTAACATCCTTGGTTCCTTTTTTCTTATGGAGGACAACACCTGTCCAACCTTGGTCGTTAATCATTTCTACTTCTAGTTCTTTAATCCAAGTGCTAAGGTCTAACTTAATATGGTTCTTAACTTCTATGGTTACTCCATTGACTCCTGCTATGTCGCCTCTATCTAGGTGACTACCCGCTAGTCTGCGTTCTGCGTATGGAAAACCATTCTCTTTTAACCAATTAACTGCTGGGATTTCTCCGCCTTGTGTACCTTTACGCTTGGCTGCACTACTCATTCTTTAATAATTTCGTCTTGAAAACCTGATTCCCATTCTAATATTTCTAATGGAGTTGGATTGCCTTTATATATTCTCCATCCAAAGTCTCGACCAAATGCTTTAATATTAAACATATAATCAGACATATCCCATTTCATTAGTTTAATACTAAATCCACGTTCATTGTGGAAAAAAACTGGTTCTTTAATTATCTTCATACCATTCCCTCTTGTTGGTATCTGACTGCTACATCTTCTAAGTACATAGAGTCTGGGTTAAATGACAGACTAACATAGTTACTACCTGTTTGGTCTGCTCTGCCGTAGCGATTTTTAACTGGGGCTACACACAAGTATGTGTCATCACCCTGTTTCATCTGACCAATGGTGAGAACCATGGCTGGAATCTGATTGACCATGCCTTGTACTGCGCTGCGTGGCTGACATGGATAACCATCAAAGCCTTCCTTTGTGTGGTGCAGAACTAGTACTGCTGCGTTGGTATCTCTGGCTAGATACTTGAGTTCCTTCATAACTGCACGCATTGCGCCGAACTCATCGTATCCATCCATTGCTACATCCATAAGATTGTCTACAACAATAAGAGTTGGACTCTTGCCCCACACTGTTTCAAAGGCTGAGACTTCATCATCTAAGTCTTTGAGTGTAGGGCTGGATTCAAACGACCAGAACAAATGATTGTTTAGTTGTAGTATCTCATGTGATTTAGCAGGATTGTTTTTAAGTAACTGTTCTGCTGCTGCTTGTGTCATCTTGCCTGTCATGGCAATCAAACGCATAGCCATCGTATGTGCATTGGTATCTGCTGAAAAGTAAAGTGTAGGATGTTTTGTTTTAGCAGCGATAGCCAATGCAACTGACGACTTACCTGCACCTGGGGTGCCTGCAACTACAGTTACTTCTGCTCTACGCAGAATAATTCCTGCTCTCTCAAACGCTGCAAAGGCAGGCGGAAGTGGTTCTCCGCCTACCTCTGCTTTGTTTATAGAGCGTCTAAGTGTTTTCACTTAATCTGTTCTGGAACGAATGTGTTCCACTCTGGTGACTGAACCACAACATACTGGTTCTT